AAAATTGGACAAATTGAAGCTGACTGTGCAAGATTAATGAGTAGACGTAATGTAAACAGTGACATACAGACTGCTATAGATTCTTGGAGACTTATTAGTAAAAAAATATTTGACGAAAAAGATTTTCAAAGTCGTATTGATATGAGTTACAGTATTAGAACAGACTACAGTGATAATGCTGTAAACTTTGTACAAGGACTGCGAGGAACAATTAACGAACGAGGCAAAGGTGCAATTATTAATGGACTAGTAAACCAAGCAGTACTGGACGGTGATATAGGCGGTGAATATATGAGAGCCTACATAAAAGAACTTGAAAATAAAGCAGTTGCAGACAACTATGATATTAGATGGCGAGCGGAGTTTGATGAATGATTAGCACAGTGGAATATATACATCATTATACATGCGATGAATGCAAAGGCTGGTGGAGTGTTGCCAGTCACGAAAATTACAAACCCAAAGCAATGTATTGTCCACACTGTGGGCACAAACACACAGTAATTAATATTGTAGATGTACAAACCGGAAAACCAAAACGATGAGACTATGGTGCAACTTATTCGGACATAACTATAGTTTAACTAGTACATATGGCAACTATGCTTTTTGTAGTAGATGCGGTGCAACACTTACCATAAAAGAACCACATATTCTTATATCAGGCGAACGTCGTTGGATTGACGGTAAACTTATGGAAATGAACGAATTTAATGTACTAGAGGAAGTTGTACAAGATGATAGGCAAATTCTTAAAGAAAATACCCAGTCTAAAGAAAAGCTCACCCAAGGAACACAAGAAGGAAACCACACCGTTCAATCCAAGGACCCGCATGAACAGTGAGAACATGACTGACGAAGAAAAACTACGAACAGGGGTTAACGGCAGTACCTACAGTATAAATGGAAGAGACGTTGACTTCTGATACTAGTGTTTGGATAATATGGGCTGTAATAGCAATCATTTCAGTAGCAATTTTGCCTTTTGCTGTACGCATGGAAGGCGTAGCAAAACTATTAGCAATGTGCTTTGGTTAGTCGCCTAATAGTTTAACAATAGCACTGTTGGGATCTTCTTGTTTAATTTCTTCATAACCAAGTGTCATTCCATACACTAGCATACCAAATAACCATAAAACTAAAACAATAACAGGACTAGGCAATATTAAAAACCAATAGGTTCTAAATATGCCATGACCGTGTTCCAATCTATATGCACGTTTACGCTCAAACCAGTGTGCTATCCAACGAAAAAATCCTTTGATACTATCTACAACCCATTCACCTATAAGGTGACGCAGAATACGCATTACTATTAGCACAGGACTGGTAATAACATCCCAGATGATTAGAAATAAGTCAACACACAGATCCACTATATGATCTATTGTACACCATTTTTTTAGTCTTTTCCACATAACGTATTTACTATAAATACAACACGGGGAACAACTATGTCAATGTTTTTGAGGTGGTGGTTGTTGTATTGCACCAGTGGTGCTGCAATGTTTGCTGCCTATAGTTTTGGTTTTGTTGATGCATTACTTGCAAAGGATATTACACGACTAAGTTTTGCAATATTGGCAGTATTCTTTATAACCAGTGCATTTGTAGGTTATCTAACTTATAAAAGAAGCAAAGGCGAAATAGTCAAAGTAGGTGTAAACATAGGTTGGTTTGTTACTGAACTATTGCTTGCACTAGGGATGATTGGCACAGTTATTGGATTTATTCTAATGCTAGGTGGTAGTTTCGAAAGTCTGAATGTAGCAGACACTACCAGTGTAAAAACTGCACTTACAGACATGGCAATAGGCATGAGCACAGCATTGTATACAACGCTAGTTGGAATGGTGTGTAGTCAGGTACTAAAGGTGCAGTTAGTCAATGTCGAATCCCGGTAACAGATTAAAGTACAAAAGCGGAATTGGATTTACAGATTTACTATTCAATCTTGTAATAGGATTTGTGTATCTGTTTATGATTGCATTTATCCTTATTAATCCTGTTGCCAAAAAAGGTGATGTAGTTAAGAAAGCAGACTACATGATTGTTATAGAATGGAATCATGATTACAATGATGACATAGACTTATGGATTAAAGATCCTGCAGGTAACATTGTAAGTTTTCTGCAAAAGAGTTCAGGTCTTATGAACTTAGAAAAAGATGATCTTGGATACGGAAATGATAGTTATCAAAAAGGCGTTGAAAAGAAATTTATACACCTTAACAGAGAAGTTATTACACTGCGAGGTGTACTAGCAGGCGAATATCAAGTTATGGCACATGTATACAATAGAAAAATAACAGTTTTCAAAGGCACAGCAAGACAAGACCTGCCAGGCGAGATAGAAATTACAGTGATTAAAATTAATCCCTATGTTGAAACATACTTTGCTAGAGTCCCTTATATAGAAACAGGACAACAACTTAGTTTAGTGCGTTTTAGTGTTAGCGAAGATGGTGCATACCTTGGACATAACAATAACCCAAGTAACTTTATAACAAGAAAGGCTGGCAATAGACAAGGTGTCTATAACCTAATTCAGTAATGTTTGATTATAACCTCCTACCATTTTTTATTAGTATGATTGTGCTTACCATTATTGTGCTTGCTATTGGAGTGCATTTTTGGCGCAATGCACTAGTAATGTTTGTGGTTATTCCTGTAGCGTTCTTTTGTGCATTTACTGGGTATAAAACAATCACTACAATGTTGGGTTATCCTGTTAAACAAACTATTCCTGAAGAAAGTTTATATCTTAGTCATATAGAAAATGCTGATGGTTCAGAACTATATGTTTGGGTACTAGAACCAGAACGTATGATGCCAAAAAACTACAGTATTCCTGCAAGTGACAGCAATAAAAAACAAATGCAGAGAGCCAAAGACAGAAGTCAAAACGGTGTTGCACAGCAACTAGGTAAGTACAAATCAATTCGTCCTGGTGAAAAGAACACAGGCGAATATCTTACATATGATTTTACTGTCAACAACCAAGGCAAAAAATAAACAAGCACTATTAACTAATAGTTTTAAAATTATAGACAACAAGTACTCTTATATGTAAATATTATTGTATACATATAGGAGATACAAATGCCACCACGCAACCACGTTCATTGGTTAAAACAGCCAAAAGTAGAATACATCAGCAGTGAATGCTACAACAGTCATGCAGTTTACCTAGCAGAACAAGAAATGATCTTTAGTAAAGTTTGGGTACCCATGTGTCACCTAAGCGAGATGTATGAACAAGGCAACTTTCGTACAACTACAATAGCAGGTGTTCCTGTAATAGCAGTAAATACAACAGATGGTGTTCGTGCTTACAGAGACACAGGCATTACGCAGCCAGCAGGTACGCTCGGTGGACCCATAGAAGGCAAGGAACTGCATTGCGAAGTCAAGCACGGACAAATGGTTTGGGTAACACTGGATCCAAATCCAACACAGGATGTGGAGCAGTGGACAGCAGGTGCATTTGATTGTATAGCAGATGCTATTGATACTGAAGAACTAGAAGTGTTTCACTATCACAAAGCAATCATTGACACTAACTACAAGTTGTGGCATGATACAAACAGTGAATTCTACCACGACTTCATGCACTACTTTAACAGAGTGAGCGGCTTTAACGATGAATATTTCGCTAGAAAAAATATTCCTTTTGATAACGGTCATGTTAATGTTAGCAGCTTTACTGTTAAATATGAAGAGTATGATGGATTTGAAGATCGCGGGGAACTAAGTTTTCCCAATTTGCCGCCCAATCAGTGGTATATGGTTGACCTCTTCCCAGGTTTCAACTTTAACCTACGGGGCAGTGCCTATCGCAGTGACACAGTAACTCCACTAGGCCCTAACAAGGTACTTATTGAGTTTAAAGGTTACGGCTTACGCAAGGACACACCTGAAGAAAGACAAACACGCATCAAACACCACAACTCAATATGGGGACCATTTGGACGCAACCTACACGAAGACCTAATAGGTGTTGCTGGACAAGGAACAACTATGCGTGAAGGCACAGAAGCAAGAAATATTCTGCATGGTAGACATGAGAATCAAACCATCCACGATGAAGTAGGCATGAGACACTACTACAGTGCTTGGGGAGATTTTATGGGAGTGCATCCTGCTAGACCATTGGAGCACTTACAACATGTACAAGCGGCTGAGTAAACGTTGGTATCGTTTTTTAGGTTGGATAGTTAGAGACACTGGCCCAAAACACATGGGCAGAAATTAGTTGACATACCCTCTAATATAGTATATAAATATACTGCAACGTTGAAGCCTAATAATGGCGGACTGGACGGGGGTTCAATTCCCCCCACCTCCACCAATACACATTAAGGTGTGTGCTTATGGGGGTGATCGGGATCGACAGACGCAGAAGTGACAGTGGAGTTGTCCGGCGCAAGCACGGTTATCGCAAGAAACAAAGTAGAAGCAAATGACAATTTTGCACCTGAGATGCGCCTAGCGGCATAATCTCTGGGCCAGCCGGAGCCCGGAAACAGAATCCGGCAACTTTCATAGGAATAATATGTATAAAAAACATAAAGTTGTAATTGCTGGAATGCCTATGGTCAATACACCCAACGCACCATTGGCCGCACCAGCAGTGCTGAAGGCAAGTCTTGAACGTGCTGGTATCCCAGCAGTTGGACTTGATATTAATATTGAAGTTATTAACAAAATTCGCAGTCATCCCAATAGTAAAGATATAATGAATTTTTTTTATAAAGAAAGTGCTGAGGATTGGGTTACAGAACAGGTTACCGTTATACTGCGTAGTATTGCTGAAAGAATACTAGAACACAAGCCAACACTAATAGGTTTAAGTTTACTTACTTATGAATGTCAAATCTGTACAAAATGGACTTGTGCAGTGCTTCGCGAACTAGCACCAGATATTCCTATTGTGATAGGTGGCTCAGGTATCAGGGCATTGGTAGGAGATAGTAATTGTAGTTTTAGGACAATGATGTTAGATAAGGGTCTAATAGATGCCTTCATTGAAGGAGATGGGGATATTGCACTTATTGAATATATTAATGGAAATACTGATTATCCAGGTATTAATAATTCTGAGTGGAAAAACCTAGAACTAGAAAGTTTGCCATATCCTAACTATGATGATTATAAATTTTATCAGTATGGAGCTCTTCAAATACCAATGGTTGATGCCAAAGGTTGTGTAAGAAATTGTGAATTTTGTGATGTAATAGAGTTTTGGAGTAAATTCAGTAATCGTAGTTCAGAACACCTTTTTAATGAGATGTTAGTACAAAGTAAAAAATATAATATTCGTAATTTTGATATGCGCAGTAGTATTAGTAATGGCAATCTCAAAGAGTTTAAAAAAACTATGCAAATGATTTCAGATTATAATACTGGAAAATATCGCTCTGAACAATTCAGTTATAATTGTAGTTTTATTATAAGAAAGTCAGGACAACATCCAGAAGACTTATGGGATAAAATGAGTAGAGCAAACTGTACACTTTCAATGGGAGTAGAAAGTGTAATACCTCATGTAAGAAAAGATCTTGGCAAATGGTTTGAAAATCCAGATATTGATTATCATCTAGAGATGTCTAAGAAATATAATGTTGGTGTAAATCTTATGCTTATTACAGGATATCCTACAGAAACAAAAGATGATTGGGAACTAACAAAACAATGGTTTATAGAACGTAGAGAATATAACAAAACAATAACCAGACTGTTTCTAACCCCCGCTACAATCTTACCAGGAACAAGTTTACAACGTAACAGAGAAGAATACGGGATAATAAGCACAACTGAAGGACCCGATTGTGAATGGTATACTAAAGATATTAGTCTTAAACAAAGAATGGAATATCATGATGATCTAGTTGAGTTAGTTAGAGGTATGGGATTTAATTTAGATGCATATTAATTTTTATATTCTATTTGATAATAAAAGTCGCAATAATGTCAATATTACATTAGGTTCAACAAATCTTACCAGTAATGAAGAAATTATAAAAATAAGTTCAATAGTAAAATTTCCAAGTATTGTAAAATTGCAGGTGCAAGGTAGCACAAGTCCTATATTTGTAAAATCCTGCTTTTTAGGTTATATTGAAATTCAACAACATATTATAGATCAAATTATAATACCAAGACATTTAATTGACACCACGTTTGAAATAGACTTTCATGAATCAGATTATTTGCATTATCTTCTGTTATTTGGAAATAAAATACTAGCATAAATATGTCAACAAAGGAGTAATATGATTATGGCAAAGAAGCGTCAAAGATCATCACAAACAAGCAAAGGCGAACGCCGTCCACAGGATCCACGGTGGAGTAAACTACAGCGTTTAGAATACAAAGGCACATTTGTAGAAGGTAAAAATAAACGTGAAGCCTGGGCACGAGGCAAACGTGTAATGCTTACTATTGCAAATCCAAACACAAACGAAACAAATAAGCCATTTATCCGTGTAAACGCAAGTGAAGTGTGGGGAGATTGGAGTGGTAAGAAGGCACCAAAATAATGGCGGCAAAAAAGAAAAATAAAGATAGTAAAGCCTGGATGATTCCAGAAGGCGAGACCCGTGCAACAGCGACACATCATTTTGTTGCTCGTAAAAGTTTAAGCATGATCCGCGAAGGTAAAAAACTAAAGATGCGCAAGTATCATCCTGGTAAACGCGAGCATGTATGGTTTGTTGAAACCAAGATGCCTCCCCATAATCAGTAAGTAGTGGGCCAGGACCAAAACTTACATCCTTCCATTAACTATGCCCGGGATAGGGAAGGCCAGGAATAACGAATAAATACCCAGTTAACTTAGCACCCTTGGGGTGCTATTTTTTTGGTAAATATGTGTATATTTCTTGGAGGAGAAAGTATGACACAGAATGAATATGATGTAACCGTACTCAAAGTAGTTGACGGTGATACAGTAGATGTTGACATTGATCTAGGATTTGGTGTATGTTTAAAAGACGAGCGTGTGCGCATTATGGGAATCGATACACCAGAAAGTCGCACAAGTGACCGTGTAGAAGATTTGTTTGGTGAAGCCGCAAAGGCAAGACTAAAAGAACTTATGAAGCACGGTGGCAAACTTATCACTACAGAGGATAAAAGTGGTGAGGATATGAAGGGCAAGTTCGGACGTATCCTAGG